CAACGTCATCCCAGTGGATGCGCCACCGTCAGCGAATGCGGCTTTGAAGTCATCAATCGCGAGGGACGACAGCCCGCCGGCGGAAAGCCCCAGCCCGAGCTCGAGCGTTGTCAACGCTTGCGCGGCGAGAACACATGCGAGGCGGGTGAGTTCTTCGGGTGCCGTTTGGAAGCCCCACGTGAACGTCACATCAACCGGGTCACTCCCCGACACGAGGATGTAGCCGGGGCGGTACGTGAACGGGATTGGGGCGCCGTCCCGGGTGACCGTGTCAACCGACACGACCGGCCATTGCGGGAGGTCTTCACGCCCCGCAGACGGGTACGCGGTGTACGTCGACACGGTGACCGGGAACAAGTGTTGCCCGGCCACCGCGCGAAGGTGCGACGACGCCGACTCCAACAGTGCCGTGATCTGCGGCTGCTGGGACGCCTCAAACGTGCGGCCCAGCAGTGCCTCAAGATCATTGACCTCAGCGAAAGCAGTCATCGTCGCACCTTCCGATCAGGACGCAGTGAACGCGACGATGCCCGTGGGGCGGAACGCCTTCGCGCCGTACACGTGGAGGCCACGGAGACGGTCACTTGACGAGTTGTCGTGGCGTATGGCCTCGGTCTTCTCGAACTTCGAGAAGAACGAGAACGCAGGCTTGTACCAGGCGACAACCTGGGGCTTCGCGACGATCGGCAAGTTCTCCGACTGGTACACATCGATGCCGAGAAGGCGACCAATGTAACCGTCACGCAGACCGGCAGGCGAACCCGACTGGTCAACGTTCGTCAGACGCGACGCGGCCTTGAGCAGAACCGACGTGTACTCCGCGTTGATCACAGCGACACGGTTGCTGGTCGGAACCTTCGCCTTATCGAGCGTCTTCTTGAGAAGACCGATCGCATCGAACGCCTGGTCGCCCGTGGTGATAGCCGAAGCAGCCAGGTGGGCGTTCGTGGTCGACAGTCCACTGAGGATGAACTTGTCTGCATCCTCGGCCATGCCCTCAGCCGCCGACTGCGTGTACTCGCCAAGCGAGCCAGCAGCCTGTGCACGGTCGATGTCATCGATGAGGAAGTCAAACGACTTCTCCTGGTCGATGAGCAGATCCGCCTTGGTCGACGTGATCGCATCGGGTGCCGTGGTGCGCGGGATCAGTGCAGGGATAGCCTGGTTGTCGTAGACCAGGCCAGTCTTGTAGTCCTTGATCGCGATCGCGCCAGCAGTGTTCACGCGGACGGTGTTACCCGACCGTGCGTCACCTTCGTACTGACGGTTGACGAGGTTCGCTGCAACAGCCGCCTGACGGAAGTCGAGCAGGAGCTGCGAGTTCCAGACGATGGGAATGAAGTTGGTGAGAGCCATGGCTCTCCCCCTTTCTGGTTAGTGTTTGACGCCGAGGATCGTGTCGAGGCGTCCGCTCGCGCGGGCCTCACTGATCTGCTCGGGCGTCATCGAATTGAGATCCTGTTCAGAGAGTTGGGCTGCCTTCGCGGCTTTGCCCTTCGCGCCCTGGTCGGCACCGCCACCGAAACGCGCGCCATCAGCGGCGAGCTCCGGATACTCAGTGAGAAGTTCAGCTACCGCTGCCTGAACGGCGTCCGAATCGACTTCGCCGTCGTCGTCCACGTCAATCCCTGACGTGTCGATGAGCTTGAGAGCGAGAGCAGGGTTCTTGACCTTGCCCGTGGCCGCAGCTTTGAGCTCCGCCCGGATGTACCGTTCGTTGCCCTTCGCTGCCGCTTCTGTTCGGCCTTCGGCGCGCGCCTTCTCGATGGCCTGCTCTTCGGCAGGCTTGTCTTTCAGCGCGGCATCAGCACGGAACGCGGCGAGTTCCTTCTCGGCGGCTTTGCGCGCAGCGCGCTCAGCGACGAGAGCTTTCTTCGCCCCAGCATCCGGGTCAACAACATGTGCACCCTCGCCCGGCTCAGCGGGCTCGAGCGGGTCGGTCGTTTCGCCCTCGACGGGTTCGGTCGGTTCAGCTGTCGCGTCCGTCACAGTCGCAACATTGTCTACGGTCATGGTGAGAAATCACTCCTCGTTGGTGGGATGAGAAAGGCCCCTTCACGGGGCCAGGTGTCACCCCAAACGGGGTGTTTCTTCCCGCATCACACGGGGAAGTTTGTTAGCCGAGCAGGCCAGCGAGACGACGCACGTCAGGCGACTTCGTGTCAGCGATGGCACGCGCGAGCTCGGCTTGAAACGACTGCTCGATACGCGCCGCCTCGGCGGGGCTGATCGGCTTGAGTCCAAGACCACGGTCTGCAGAGTTCGCACCGATCGTGTTGGGCTTGTACCCGGCACGTGCCCACTCCGCCCGGTAGTGGGCGTCGAACAGCCGACGTTCGGCGGCGGTCATCGTGGCGCGCTCCAACGGGTCACGCACACCCGACTTCACGGCGTCGTAGACCTTGGAACGGTTCGTCTCCGCTGTCTGCCCTGCGAGCGTGTACGTGCCACGCCCGGGCCCAGCAGCGAGGATTCGCGCATCAGTCGGGAGGTTGCCGACGATGTTGCCGCCAGCCTTCTGCGGGCCAGTGATCCACCCGTGATATTCAAGGTTCGAGATCACATGCTGACGGTTCTTGTCATGCGCGTAGATGTCGGCCAGGGTGCGCCGGTTCGGAACGCCTCGAGCGGTTGACCCACCCACCGTCGTCATCCCAGCAGTCTTCGAGTTCACAACCCGATAGATGTCGGCGCCATCACGAACGGCCTGCGCCTGGTTCTTCCCAAACGTGCGGTTCTGCGACTTCTCATCCATCGAATTGAAATGCTCGTACGGGTCTGTTGTCAGATCACCAGACGACTTCTCGGCCGCAGGAATGTGCGTGCAATAGCAGTTCGGGTGGCGGGCAAAACCCTTGTTCCACCGGAACCACTTCCCGGCAAGGATGATGCACCGGTTGCACGCACCCGCATGAACCATCCGCACATACCCGGTGACCGTGGGCCGCTGAATAATGTCCGCCTGGTAGACGTCACGGCGGGTATCCGCGAGCATCGTGAGCGTCGTCCCGGTCAGCCATCGCCCCACGAGCGCGCGCGCCTCCATGACGCTCATGCCCGCCGCGATCGCATGCTTCGCTTTCAACGGCGCCGCATCCAACGTCACACTGACGGGCATACCGTTCGGCGCATATTCGAGGAACCGGCCAGTGTTCAACACCCCAACAGGCGCCGCCGCCTGACCGGTCTCCCGCAACACATCAGCGATGTATGGGGACGCCCGGTGAATCGTTGCCGCACGCCCAAGCTGCATGGTGGCGATCGCTTGCGGGCGAACGTTCGCCCACCCTGCGTCAAAGTCGTCACCAACCCGCCGCCACACGTTCGCCATCGCGACCGCGGTCACGGCGGCGATGCGCTGCTGAGTGTCGAACTGCTCAGACGCCGCCTTCGGATTCACTGGGAACCTCCAACGGCTGCATCGCGGCCATCACCATCGGGTCGGTAGCTTCCGCTTCGCGCATCTCCATGATGCGTTTGAAGTCACCCGGTGGGACGCCATGCAGCTCCATCAGGTACTTGAACGGGTAGCCGATGGACTTGAGCTTCACGAGCATGTCCGCAAGCTGCCCCTCAGAACGGATCTCCGGGTTGAGGTGGTTCACCTTCGCGAGGCTCGTTGCCGCCGCGAGGGCAGTGTCACCAAGCACAAGCGCGATCAGACGGTTCACCTCACGGATCGCCGGACCCGCGTACGTCCAGAACTCGAGCACCTTCTTGTTCAGCCCGATCTCAGACGCCTTGAGCCCCTCGCCGTTGACGTTCGACATGCCCGTCTTCGACACCAAATAGGTAGGAGGCGTGCGGGTCTGTGAAGCGATGTGCCCCACTGCGACCTCGATCGTGTCGGTGAAGATGTCGAGCTTCGCCGCTGGCCAAGAGTCGATCTTGGCGTGCTCACCAGAGAGTGCGACAAGCCGCTTCTCGCGTAGATCTTTCATGTCGACCGGACGGTTGCCGACGACCTTGCCTTCCTTGTCCAGGATCGGGATCATCGGCGGGCCGCTACCCGTGATCACGCGCGCATCCATCGACGCATAGTCAGCAGCGAGGAACAGGTATGCCCACAGCAGGTTGATCGAATCCTGCATCGGCATGACGCCCCGGATCTCCGACACCGGGTCACCCATCAACGTGGGCCGGTTCTGCAGCTCCACCACCGGGACGACACCGAGCGGGTTGTCCAGCGGCCACGAGTCATCACCAGGC